GTTAATGTAACATTTGCGCTTCCATCAATAGTTACGTTTCCTTCAAGATCTCCAGCTAACGTTATTTTTCTTGGAGTAGTCCAACCAGCTGCAGATCCGGTTATGTTAACAGCTATGGTGGAAGGAAGACTTATTATTATAGTCCCAGTAGAAGAGCTAACATCTACTTCATTTGGTGTTCCGGTTATTGAATTTACTAATGTTGGCTTACTGAGAATATTATCCCAATCTATTTTTGCAGCTAATTCTCCAATTGTTCCAGAAAAAACTTCTGATGTATTGGTTGCATCTGGGATAAATGTAAACTTACCAGAAGAATCATCAAATCCAAAAAAACCTAACTTTGCCGATGTCCCATCATGCCAACGGAATTCAATACCACGATCCTTATTATCGTCAACAGTTGGTGCGGTTTTTCCACCCAGTGTCATTATTGGATCTTTTACAGTTGTTACTGTTGATTCAATAATTGTAGTGTTGCCACTAATTGTTAAGTTTCCAGATACAATTAAATCTTCTTCAGTTGATATTTGAGTACTGGAATCTTGCAATAAATTTAAAGATGAATTAACTAAATTCCCATTGCTATCAAGATAATAAAATATTCTATTAAGGGGATCTAATGCTATCTGACCATCACTAATATTTGGTAATGCCACTATAAAACCTTTCTTTACTTAGAAAGTTCCACCATCTATTGTTACACCATCAAAGGTGGTTAAGTTAGTGATAGATCCTCCGCTTATACTCACGCTATTTGCATTTTGTGTGGCTATTGTTCCAAGGCCAAGTGTAGTTCTTCCCGCAGCTGCATCTGCATCATCTATTAATGATCTACCAAATGTAGTTAGTGTCGTCAGCGCAGCTGTATTTGTTCCTGTAAAGTATGGTAATTTATCAGCTGCAGATGTAAGGCCAGCAATTGCTGCCAACTCTCCATCATAAGCTTGAACATCAACCCCTATTTCAAGACCCAAGTTAACTCTTGCATTTGATGCAGTTGTTGCTCCAGTTCCACCATAGGCAATTGCTATTGTTCCAGCATTCCAGGTACCAGTTGTGACTGTTCCTAAAGATGTAAGAGATGAGTTAACAACTGATGAACCTAGTGTTGTATTTGATAATACAACGGCACCGTTAACCATATAAGCTTTACCAGATGCAAGATCCATGTATTCAGATGATGTCCAAGCGTCTGTAGAGTCAACCCAGTTAAATGTTTTGTCGGTGGATCCTTTAACTGTTATGCCAGCTCCATCAGCAGTAGTATCTGATGGAGAAGCAGTACTGGCTAATTCAATATTTTTATCATCAACAGTAACGGTTGTTGAGTTTATTGCTGTTAATGTACCGTTTACAGTTAGGTTTCCACCGACAGTTAAATTATTAGCTACAGTGACATTACTTGCAAGGCCAACGGTGACTGAACCATTTGCTGCAGAAACAACAACTTCACCACTAGTTCCTGTCAATGCAGTAACTCCAAGGTTTGTGATTGCAAGCTTAGAGTTTGCATCATCGTAATTTACTGATACTCCAGAATGCGTTGCATTTGTGAAAAGGACTGCTGCTGCGTCTTGCGCGTCTTCAGTAAAGCCAGTTATTTGTCCAGCATTGATATTAATTGTTGCGGTTCCTGCTGCTGTCAAGCGACCTTGAGCGTCAACAGTGAATGTTGCAACTGTGTTAGCTGCTCCGTATGAACCAGCTGTTACGGCTGTGTTATCGAGACTTAAAGTGATGGTATCAGTACTACTTGCTACAGAGGATAAACCTGTGCCACCAGAAATGGTCAATGTATCAACACCAGAGGTAATTGTTTGGTTTGAACCAGAATCACCGGCAACAGTAAATGATGTTGCAACATTGGAAACATTTGCATTTACGTTTGCAATTAAATTATCTACATATAATTTAGTTGTAGCGTGTGTGTTTGCGCTTGGCGTAGGAACAATTACTGTTCCAGTAAAAGTTTTGTTGCCAGTTACTGTTTGATCAGTGGTTATAGTTGTGAAAGCTCCAGAACCACCAATGGCAATAACTGATGTAGCTGTTCCTCCTGCACCACCTGTGCCCTTACCGTAGTAAAGTACGTCATCAACTTCGGTAAATGCTAATTCTGCATTTTCAAGCGATGATGGTGCCCCTGACGAACCCCCGCCAGCCCTTCTTTTAATTCTGATTGTATTTGCCATTTTTAAAAGCTTCCTCCATCAACTAAATTCTCTTCTGCGTAGTTAACCCAAGCAGAGCCGTTATAACGTAATACTTGACCTGTAGCTACTGAGTTTATAGTAACATCAGTTAATCCATTTAAAACTGATTGTTCAGTAATTAATGTTTCTGCGTTAATTACTCTATCTTTTAAAGTTAAATGTGAACCTGCTGGGTTTAAACCAATTACTGTTTGTAGAGCTTCTACTGCATCGTTTAAATTTGCATGCTGTACGTGATGTGGAACAGTATTGGAATCAAGCCTATCGGTTGCTGTTGGATTAACAAAATTATCTAGTGCATTAGGGTATTGTGTAGA